ACCCCATCAGCCGCGCCGGTTCCCCCGCCGCCAGCCCGTCCGACCACAGGAAGCGCCCATCCGCATCCTTCATCTTCCGCACCGCGCCCGCCGTCTTGGAATTCATCACAAAGGACGCATTGGCGCGATACTCGGCACCAAGGGCATAGACGAGGTTGATGATGCAATCCGCCGGATTGGTCGCCGCGAAATCCGACGCCGCGCCCGACGGCACATAGCCAAGGCTGCCCCAGGCCCAGGACGCATTCGCCACCTTGGGCGCCGTCAGGAACCCGCGCGGCTTGTCCACGCCGTCGCCACTGACGAAAGCCGCCGATTCCGCGCGCAGGAAGCGCGTCGCAATCTTGCCCGCCAGCCAGCCTTCCACGTCGAAGGCGCTGTCATCCAGCAGACGCTGACTTGCCTTTGGCATGGCCGACAACTCATGCAGCCGGATCGACACGCGGTCCAGCAGCGGCGTCGCCGTCTCGGCCTGCGCGCCCGCTTCCGTCGCCCAGCCCGACCCGACCTCGGACCGATCCACCAGCACGTCGAAAGACGCCGCCTCCACCTGCACCACCTGCGCGATGGCGCGGATGGATGCGGTCGACACCAGCACCGACTTCACCGCCTCTGCCGTCTGCGGATCGACCAGATAGCCGCCATCCGCCGCCACGGCGGTCGTCAGCGCCTTGCCCTCTGGCACGATGCCCCGCAGCCCGTCGTCATCGCCGGTGCGCAGATAGGCCGCGAAAGCCTTGCGATGGGGCACCCCCATCTCTGCCGCCGCCGCCAAGGGCGGACGCCCATACCCAGCCATCTTTCGATCCAGCATCGCCACCCGCTCCTGCTGCTCTTTCACCAAAACCTTCACCTCACCCTGAAAGCCCCTGACATCGCTCACGAATTCCGCCAGCGCCGCCTTCACCTCTGCAGCCGTATCCGCCCCACCGGGGGCCTCCCCGGCAGTCTCCATCCAATCCATCCGCTTCCCTCCGAAAGACGCTACCGCGCCGCCAACCCGGCCCGCGCCGCGCGCAGCGCCGCCGCCAGTTCCCCCGCCGGCCCTGCCGGCAATCCCCGCTCCCTCGCCCCCTTCACCGCCACCCGCGCCGCAGGCAGCATCGGAAAGGTGACCAGCGACACTTCCCACAACTCGACCTCGGCGAGCAGCCGCCGCCCCTTGGGCCCGCGCTCCGCCCGCACCGTGCGATAGCCGATCGACATCCCGTCCAGCGCCCCGGCCGCCAGCAGCGCCGCCGCCTCGCGCCCGCGCTCCAACTCGGTCAGCAGCCGCCCCTTGACCCAAAGGCCCCGGCCATCCTCGCGCACCTCGTCCCAGACGCCGATGGGCTGCCCCGGATCATGCTGCCACAGCATCCGCACCCGTCCGCCCTCTGCCGCCATCCGCTTCAGCGACGCCGCATAGGCCCCCGGCAGCACCACATCGCCCCCGCGATCCGCCACCCCAAAAAGCGAGGCATAGCCCTCCAGCCCCGCCCCCTGCACCGCCAGCCCCGAAGACCCGACCCGGATGAACTTCCGCTCCAACATCCCTCACCTCACCAAAGCCGCCGTCACCAAAGCCTCCGCCCCCTGCGCCAGCAGAAAGGCCGCCACCCCGAAGACCATCACCCAGATCCGCCGCTCCAACCGCTCCAGCGACGCCTCGATATGGCCCAGCCGGTAATCCAGCGCGGACCACCGCTCGTCACTCACCCGCTCATGCGCCTCGATCCGGGCGGTCGCGGCGTCGAAACTGTCGAACAGAAAGCGCGACCCGCCCCCCGCACGGTTCATGCCTCACCCAAGGGCGGCAGACCCAAAGCCGCGCGCTTCTCGGCCACCGTCAGGAAATCCGCCGCCGCCACCCGCGCCCAAGCCGCATCCCGTTCCACCGCCAGCGCGGGGATCAGGTCCAGATCGGGCCGCATCTCCACCGCCTCGCCCAGATGCCCCGAAAGCCAATGCGACAGCGCCGCCATCACCCGCGCCGCCAGCGGCAGCACCGTCAGCCGATAGAAGGCCCGGTTCGCCTCGGCGTAATTCGCATAGGTCGCATCGCCGGGTATGCCCAGCAGCATGGGCGGCACCCCAAAGGCCGTCGCAATTTCCCGCGCCGCCGCCTCCTTGGTCTTCTGGAACTCCATATCACTGGGCGAAAATCCCATCGGCTTCCAGTCCAGCCCGCCTTCCAGCAGCATGGGCCGCCCCGCATTGCGCGCGCCCTGATGATGCGCCTCCATCTCTCCCACCAGCCGGTCATACTGATCCGGCGTCAGCATCGACTGCCCATCCGCGCCCCGATAGACAATCGCCCCCGAAGGCCGCGCCGCATTGTCCAGCAACGCCTTGGACCAAGCCGACGCGCTGTTATGCACATCGATCGCCACCGCCGCCGCCTGCAGGGGCGAAAACCCGTAATGGTCATCCTGCGGATGAAAGCTGCGGATATGGCAGACCGGCGCCACCTCGCCGCCCATCGCAAAGCGATGCACCCGCCCGCCCACCGTATAGTCAAAGGCCACCGGCCACCCATCCGCCCCCGGCACCACCGACACCCGGTCCGACCGCAGCACGTGCAACTCCGCAGGCAGCGCCCCCTCGCCCGGCACCGCCTCCACATAGGCATTCCCCGACAGCAACACCTGCCCGAACACCGCCTCCAGCAGCTCCGCCCGCCCCTGCGCCGCATTGGGCCGCGCCAGCAGCGCCCCCATCGGATGCGCCTCATAGCGCCGCTCGGCATCCTGCACGACCACGGGCAAAGCCGCCGCCGCCTCGGCGATCAACCGCACCGCGCGAAACCCCACCGGGTTCCCCATGAACCCCGTCCGCGTCAGGCTGCCCACGTCGCGCGCCGACCACGCCGCCCGCCCCGCCATGCCCCAGACCGCCACGCGCCCTGCCGCACTCGCCTTCCGCTCCACCACCGGCTCAGAGGCCTTCTTCAGAAACCGCAACACCATTCCACGCCCCCTCACCGCGCCGCCAAGGACGGCACGCCCAACCAGATCGACCAGACCAAGACCCTACAGCACCCGGACCTGAGGCCGCCGCCACGCCGCCGCGCGATCCACCATCAACTCCGTCAACGCCCAGACCAGCGCATCCACCCGATCCGGCGACCCGGACCCGACGAACCCGCCCCGCGTCATCATCGCCATCTGCGCCTCCAGCCGCGCCAGACCGCCCAGATGCGTCACCCGCCCCTGCTCATAAAGCGCCGCTATGGGTTCAGCCCGCGCCAATTTCCCCTTGCTGGCATGGACCAGCGTCAGCGGCAAAAACGGGTCCTGCTGCCGGATCACCGCCGCCACCATATCCCCGCCCATATTCGCCTCGGCCACCATCCGGTCCGCGCCATGCCGCCGGAATGCCGCCACCGCCGCCTCGGCCCAACCCGCAGCCCCCAGCCCCTGCACCGACGCATCCTCCAGCACGACCGCCCGCCAGTCCTGCGGCGGCCCCTCCAGCCGCGCGCCGACGACCACGATCCCGCATTCATCCGCACCCGCCCCGGCACTGCCCGGCGGATCGACGGCCACGACGACCCGCGACAGCCCTGCGGCCTCCCCGCCCGCCGCCGCCGCCGCGATCATCTCGCGGGTCCAAAGTGCCCCCTCGGCATCCTCGACCAGCAGCCCCTCCAACTCTTCCATCCCGCGCCGCGTGCCGCCATAGCGCGCCTCCATCTCGTGCAGGAAAGACGCCGCCAGATTGGCCCGGTTCGCCTCGGTCGGGGCATGGCTCACCACCGTAGAGGGATGCTTCAGCACCGCCTTCAGACAGGCCACATTGCGCGGGGTCGTCGTCACCACCGCCTGCGGCATCGGCCCCAGCCGCAGCGCGAATTGCAGCATGTCCCACGTCTCCTGCGCCTTGGGCCATTTCGCCAACTCATCCGCCCAAGCCGCGTCGAATTGCGGCCCCCGCAAACTCTCGGGGTCATGGGCCGAAATCACCTGCGCCACCGCACCATTCGGCCAAATCAACCGCTTGCGCCCCGCCTCCCAGATTGGCCGCCGATCCGGCGGCGCGCAGGCCATGATCCCGCTTTCGCCAAAGATCATCACCTCGCGCACCTGATCCACCGTCTCGCCCACCAGCGCCACGCGCCGCGCCCGCCCCGGATCAGCAGGCCCCGCACCTTCCACCTGCGCGCGCACCCATTCCGCGCCCGCCCGCGTCTTGCCCGCGCCGCGCCCGCCCATGATCACCCATGTCCGCCACGCCCCATCCGGCGCGATCTGATGCGGCAGCGCCCAGAACTCGAACAGCCACGGCAGCGCCAGAAAGGCCTGATCGCTCAGCCCATGCAGGAACTCAGTCACCACCTCCGGCGTCGCGGAGGCGAGCCAGACGGCGCCCGATCTCAACCCGCGCAGCATCGAGGTCGAGAGCTCGCTCTCCGACGACGCCGGCAACTTCGTTGCGAAGCCTGTCACCTTTCACCCTCTCATCCAAACACACCGCCAGCGCCATCTGCAACTCGCGCACAGCCCGCAGCGCCCGCGCCGATCCCTCGCCCCCGGCGCCCTCGGCCCGCAGCCGATCCAGCGCCTCGCCCAGTTCCACCGCCGCGCGGTCGAACACGGCCAAGGCTTGGGTCAAAACGCCCGCCCCCGTCAGCGGCGTTCCGCCCCCATCCTGTTCCTGCATCCACGGCCCGCCCCTCTGAGACCCGAACGGCGGAAAAGGAAAAGCG